ACGGCTATGGCGCCTATCAGTTTATTAAAAACGCCTTGGCCTATGCTTGGCAATTGCCAAGGTTCGAGGCCGACGAGTTCGCGGCTTCATTTATAGCGGCCAATAAGAAAGCCGGCGGCGGCGATTTAAGACTGCTACCAGCGGACGCAACCAATGGCGACACGCTCGGCGTGGAGTTTTGGTATACCGTCGAGGCCGACGGCCAGCGGCTTAGGGTTTTATGCCGAGACTTATTCAATGGCGTGGACTTAGAGCCGGTTTATCTATCAGCATCAATCAATCAAAGAAAGGCGGCATGATCATGCGAATTTTATGTTATACAGACGCTGGCCATGGCTGGTTTAAAGTAGATAGAGCATTGCTGGAAAAGCTTGGCATTGATGGCGATATATCAACTTTCAGCTATCAACGCAAAAATAGCGTATACCTAGAAGAAGATTGCGACGCTGGGCGCCTATTTAAGGCGCTGGACGACCGCAAAATTGCATGGACTTATATAGAAAGCCATACAGATAAAACCAGCAAAATACGCGGCTATGACCGCTATAAAAAGGGAGCCAGCCATGCAAACAATTCAATTCATGCCTAAACTTAGCGAGCCTAAGAAAATGCCATGCCATACCTTTAGCACGCCGGCGACGGCGTGCCATACTGGCCGCAAGCTGGCCGAGATTAAAGGGAGTGTATGCCATGGATGCTATGCCATGAAAGGCAACTACCGTTATAAGAACGTAATGGCCCACAGGGAGCATAATTTGAACTCGCTGGGTGACTTACCCTCGTGGACCGCTGGAATGATAGCGGCCATTAAAAGCAACGATACGACCGGCTATTTCAGATGGCACGACAGCGGCGATATTCAAAGCGAGGCCCATTTGATGGCTATCATGGACATTGCCGAGGCCATGCCGGAGGTAACATTTTGGCTACCGACGAAAGAGAAAGGCATGCTGGCCAAGGTAAACCGACAACGAGCCATGCCGGATAATTTAACCGTGCGATTAAGCATGCCAATGCTGGACATGGCGCCAGCTGGCACGTGGCCAACAACGAGCACCGTTATAACCAAGGCGGGCACCATTGACGGCGTCGAATGCAAGGCGCCAGCTAATAATGGCAAGTGCGGGACATGCCGCGCATGCTGGGATAAAGCCATTTCAAATGTAACCTACTTAAAACACTAGAAAGCGAGAAAGCAAAATGAGAGAAAGAGAAGACTTAATCCACAAGCTTGTGGGGTATAACCTAGAGCTATGCCAAACCGATACCAGCTTCGCCGATGGCCTAGTATGGGACTTATTAATGCATGGTTTTAAGGGATTTAAAAACATGGACGAGGCCGAGCTATTGGCCGAGCTTAAACATTGTGACTTTGACGAAAGGGATTAGACCATGACAAAAGACCAAATACTTAGCGACTTAGACCAAGCGCAACGATTGTTGTCGAACGTGTATCACTATGCGCAGAATATCAACGACGGCAATGTAGAGCAATTGATGAGCGTGGCCGACAGTTGCATTATCGATGCTATTGATGGACTAGACAGGGAGCCGGCGCTATGAATCTACACTCAAGCATTGAATGGGCCGTAAGCCGCCTCGTGGATAATTACGAGTGGCAAGGCAATATAGACCGCGACGAATGGCAAGAGCTACAGGAAACAATAGCGATGGCCATAATGGCCGATAGGCGCTTAGCGCAAACCGTATTGGCCGCATGCCTAGACAGCGGCATTATAGAGGAGGACTAAACCATGGCAAAATTTGAAGCATACGCAGAGTATGTGACCATATTACGGATTGAGCTGGAGGCCGATACATTGGAGCAAGCCATTGAAATTGCCGGCGATACCGATGGCGGCGAGTGGAAACCAGTTGATTTTGATGGCTGGACCGTAACCGATGTATTACCTATGCAGGAGGTAAATCATGGCTAAATACACAATATGCCGCTATCTGATAACCACGATTGAAGTGGAGGCCGACACGCCGGAGGAGGCACTAGGGCGCGAGCAATACAGCGGAACTAAGGTAGACATTACTGACGATACTTACCCATTGGAATGGGAATGGTCCACTAATCCGGCATGGGTTATAGACGAGGACGGCGAGACCGTGCTAGAGGAGGGATACCCATGACCGAGAAAACTTTCACGATATGCCTATGGGCAATTACTTTAACGACAGCATCACTTTTAATTGGAGGTGTGATATGACTAAATACGAAGTGCAAGAGTATTGCCTTTGTGGCGGCTGGACTAATACATGGAGCGATGACGATGGACCGACTAGGTTCGACAGCGAAGAAAGCGCACGCGCGGAGCTGGACTGGTTTTTTAAAGAGATGGAAGAAGAGGTAGAGGAAGGCAACATTGAAGACTTTACCGATAGAGAAGACTTTCGAATTGTGGAGGTGCAAGATGACATTTAATGCATACAACCATAATGGCACATGCTTAGGCACCTTTGATAATGAGAAAGACGCCTTGGCTTGTGCAAAAGAGTATCGCTATGAAACAGAAAATGCCGCGTATGTAGAGGAGGTGCTAGATGACATTTGATGAATTAAAAGCCTATGCCGCCAATTTAGGCTATGAGCTTTCAGACGACGATTGCACCGAGATTATATCCACCAGCTACGATGGCGAGACCGTGAAAGAGGCCGTTAACGATTTTTTAGATGCATACGAAAGGTAGATAACTATGAGCTTTGATTTTGAATATAACGGCTACCTAGTAACGGCCGATGTGGACGAATGCTACGACGGCTACGGCACCGGAGACAGTCCGACGCTATACGAGGTTAAACTATTGCGAATAGTGGACGAGGAAGGCCTTGCCGTTCGTTTTAGCGAGCTGGGCAATGGATTCAGCGACAGCCTAGAAGACGAGGCCATACAAATCTATAAAGGTTATTGATGGCCAGCTATGCCAAGAGAACACCCGCACGACCGGCGTCGTCGATTAAGACGCGAGCGAGCAACGATAGTGACCAAACCAGCAGAGCCGGAGTCGCCTATTAAAATTAGCACGATATTCCGACTACTATCGATGTTGTTATTTGCAAATATATTTGGAGGGAAATAAAGAAGGGGCGCTATGCCCCTTTTCTTTTACTCGGTTAAAGCATGCCTAAACATATGCCATTGCACATGCGACAAGGGCCACTTAGCAGATGGGATGCATTCCACGCCACGCAACAGTAAATCCTCTGCTTGGCCACCGTCATACAGCAATAGCTCGGCCTTTAGTGCAGATGTTGTGCCGGCCGGATGATACTGCACCAAGATATAAGTGGGACAGCCTAGGCTGGCATGCTTCAGATGGAAGGCGACTTGATGGGGACTAAGCGCGACTTTTTTACCACGCTTTACCACTTTCAGTTCAACCATTACAAATCTAGTCTTGTTCAGCGCTATCAGGCAATCCGGTATCCCTAGGTTCACTCTCGATTCTATCCTCGTTATGTGCGCCTCCGGTAGATTCTCCTTCAGTCTTTTGTATAGTCCGGCTTCGGGCTTTATTGCCATTTTCAATTACCTCGTTTGCGTCAAATGATGGTTCTACTTCGATCGAACTCTCTACATCGACAGGTTCCATATCAATGATGGTTTGAGGTGGAGCGCCGTAGATGCGTTTAATTTCCTCAAGCTTACGCATTACTTCGTCTTTACTCATACTATCGATGGTGCCTATACGAACTTCTTTCCTCTCGATGTAGATGGTGCCAAGTGCCTGGCCTCGACGATATTCAGCCGCTACGGCCGCACCATATGCGCCAGCTTCCAATGCCTTATCCCGTATCAATTGCAAATCCTTCATGTGTCTATCGTAATTGGTGCCATACTTTGCATTTATCTCTGCACGATACTCTTGGATGGCGGCCACTACATGTGGGCATATTTCAGGATTGGTCAGCTTCCATGCCGTGACCTTTGCAGATTTCTCTGTAAAGCCCGCTCTGATGGCGCACTCTTTCATGGTGACTTGGCCGTCCCCAGATACTAGCTCTTGCACGAACTTCCATTCGCGTCCAGATAGCTTCTTTTTCTGGCTATACAATGAGCCTACATTACTAGATAGTCTCTTTTGCAATTTATCCCCTAAGATAGGTGGAACATTCCATACGTCTTTCGCGGCCATTAGCTTACCCTCCGACAAATCCAAACACTATCGTCTTCCATTGTTTGACGCACAGTAAACCTACGCCCCTTTATCCGTTTATAGAATGATTGAAGGGCATACCGTAGATTGGCCGCTTCCGTCATGGTGTGGACTTCGATGTAATCCCCTATGATCATTCCCTTGAACGGATACTTCGCCCTTCCACTTACGCCGTTATATCGTATGACATGCTTTCTAGGTGTTATACCTGTCATTCTTACTTCTACGTCTTTCAATGGCATTTCTTTGCCCCTCTATTAAAGTATGTAGATAGTATACTATGATAAAGTACTGTAATCAATAGCAGGCATTTAATCAATTATTCAATCCTATATAGTAGACGTCTTGAAAAAAAAGTGAAAAAAAAAATTAAAGGTCCTCGCGCGCAACCCCCTAGTAAATTTGCTGTTATTGCCTATTTTTTAATCAACTTTTTAAAATACTCTCTGATAATTCCCTATAAAAACCCCTTTTTTACCCTTTTTGCCATTACGTCTGTGAACAAAAAGTACCCATTACGCCATTACGTCTGTGATATTTCAACGTAATGGTGTAACGTAATAGATATGTCATTGATATTACTAAGTAATCTCGACCATTACGTCTGATTACGGTACTTTTCGTTAAAAAAAAAATCAATTCACTTTTTTTTCAAAACGTCTACTATATAGAATCAAATAATTGCTCCGTGGTCCATGATCCGTGCACCTTTCTCCCCTCTCCCCCACCACCCTCCAAGACCCGCGCTCCGTGGCTTTCCAGCCATCCACCCTTTCCCCTTTCCCCTCAAAAATCCCCTTAAAACTGCCATTACGGCAAATTTTCGATTTTTCCGAAAAAGTACCTACATAAAAAAAAGAGACCCGAAGGTCTCTATAAAGTCATTCATTTATTTAAGTACGGGATTGAGGTACTTTACTGTTCCATATTTCCAATCTCACATTTAGTGCACGGTATTGTTCAAATAATGCATTAAAGATGCGACGACGTGTTTTGCGAGGACAAATTCACCGAATTCTAGGTCTTCGATCACGCCAACCTCTTCGTCATCGGGGACCATAGGAGGGCCGAAAAGGGTATAAGTTTGTCCGTCGATGGTAATCCTTACCACCTGCATTAGATGTGCGTCGCCGTTCTTGTCATTATTGTCTGCCATTCCTATATAGTAGTATGTTTTGTCTTATTTGTCCGTACTGTCTTCTACAAATTCCACAAGGGCGTTGATATACCATTGTGCTTTCTTTAAATCCTTGAGTGTATCGTCTTTAAGTCCGGCGCGGGATAGGTACTTGAGTGCGGATAAGCGTAGGTGCCCCCTGAATTCCTCAGGGGTGGACTTGGCCTCCATGTAATCTATCGTTTCGATCCCTCCGCTGGTGTAGTGCGGTGGGCTGTTGATAAGGTCTTTTGTTGATGGAGAAGATTTCTTAAGCCACTCTTTCATTTCTTCTGCTGTCATTTCTATTATGTTACTCATATTGCTCCTCTTCCTTGTCTGCTTCTACGGCCGCCGCAAGGTCGACCAGTAATCTGTCCCAAAT